AGTCATCTATAGTCATCTATAGTCATCTATAGTCATCTATAGTCATCTATAGTGTCTCGGCCTTGGGATCATCAGTCACTCAAGGGAAGTCTGAGGGAGCTGTAGTTCAACCAAGGCCTTCACTAGCCTTATAGTCTGGCTTGTGGTCTCTATCGTCGGTGTTCTTGTGTCTTTCTGTCTTAAAGGGTGACACAAGTATTCCTTCAGTAATTAATTGCCATATATGCATTGACGGGGGACGTATCTTTTGATATTCCTTGGGTACACTGAAGGCATTTGCCCGACGACTAAAGATGGGCGACAGGCCGCAAGGTGTGGCAGGGGACTGTAACTCCCTCCACCAAAGCGGATCAGATCGCAAGACCAGAGCCAACAACAGGCCGAGGGATTAGTCAGACAGCAAGTGACCTTCTTAACCAAAGAAGGAACTAAAGAATGACAAATGAAACTAAATTCTCGCTAACATCCTCTTACATGAGTGACATACAGATACAGAACATGGCAGAGGTTGCTATTGTATCTTATGAGTTCACCGCAAGCTGGGCGGTTGCTTATACAGCCGCTTTAGAATTTGCGGCTGACGAATGGCACACAAAAGCAACCCCATCACAAGTAATGGCGGCTGTTAGCCTTGCCAAGACTGGCTGGGAAGGCATCCGCTCTAGTGTAAAGACCTCTTTAATGGGGGCGAACCAATGAGCACTAGCGAAATCAAAAGCAACATCATCAGAGACCTACAGGGCATAGATCAGGCCGTTGATAGCCATGTACTTGTAATGGCTGGGGACAACCACACAATCAGAATGTTCTCTTGCTGGCTCGATGGGTCTTACTTAGGTGAAGACCACTACAGACAGAACCTAAAGCGAATAGGTGAGTGTTTAGACAGCCGCAAGAAACTACGCTCATTCGTTATCGAACAGTTTACTAAGTACATTGCACACGATGCACAGTGTTCATATGGATATGCTCAGAAAGTTATCGTTGATTATTTAGGAACTGAACTACTCCACAACCTTAACTCTGAATTGATTGACTATGTTACAGAGTTTTATGATGCACATGTGGGAGAAGTAGCATGAGCAACCCAACACAGCTTACAGCAAACCAAACAGCCGCAATGATAACACTTGTCAAAGCTGGCATGAGCAACACTGGTGCTAAGTGTATCAACGACATGATGGACGACCCAATGCCAGTAGTACAAGCAAGTGATCTTGTAGAAGCTGGCTGGTCACAGAAGCAAGCCGAAGGTACATTTGGTTCACTTGTTGCCAGTGGTCATATCTTCCATGACGAAGGCGGTAATGCCGCCAATGATCTTTATATTCTCGAAGGTGAAGAGGAAGAGTTTGACAACCTTCGTGAGTTCTTTGTTGAAGAGGTGACACCATGAGACATCTAATCAACCGCATGTTAACTCCAGACGCCCTAGCATCATTCGCTTTGTTGTCTGGCATCATCCTCACAGTTCTAGCAGTCATATACGGCTACGGCAGTTACTGAGCCTACTTGTGTCGCCATGCTTCGGCGTGGCGCATCAAGTGGACTTAGCCACTGAACAACTGAAGGAACAGAAGAATGGCAAAATATGTAGTAATAGCAAACCTAACAATTGCTGATCAAACAAAATTGGGCTTTGAATTTAAGTCTAAAATTGTGTCTAATTATTGGAACCCATCGACAAAAGATAATCCTAATAAACCTCTAATTCCGCTTTATGGTAATGAGCCAAAATTGTTTGACAACATTACTTCTGCTGACGCATTCGCAGAAAGATTGCGTAGGTATAGATTTGATGGTCAGCAAATTACAGTGGCTTGGTTTGAAGCTGTTGAATACACTGTTTCATTTGAAGAGGTGGCGGCATGAGACTTTACACAAGCCCCAAGGGCGAATGGTCAGGAACACAGGCAGACGCAAAGAAGCTAGGGGCATTCGTTGAGGCTGATGTTCCCACATCTAAGGCTGATCTGCTGGCTTTCTTAAATGACCACAGCGTCATGATTAATAAGCTAAAGGAGCTAGGCTACGAAGCACCACAGCCAACCACAGCACCAGTCCAACCGAAGGAACTCAAAGGCGGTTCTTGGGACGAGTACAACGCCATTCGCAACCATTTGGAAACGTGCGATGCCAAAGCATTAAACACGGCTCTCACCATCATCACTGGACGCCTTGGCGACCTACTTGAGAAGGCCAGCTGATTGCATCAGTTAGCCCAGCGTCAAGGCGTTGGGTTTGCTCATGCAATCAAGCATGAACTAGCGAAGCTAGAACTAAAGAAGGAACAAAAGAATGATTACTAATTATACCCCACAGTCAACAATCGAAGCCATGCAAGTCGCCTTGTTCCGCAGTCTAACCGCCAGATCAATAGACAGGGCACAGGCCGCCGCTACACTAGCACAATCAATGGCAAGCAACCTGACACAACAGGAACTAGAGCAAGCTAAGGCTGGAGCTATAGACATGGCAGTCCGTGAGCAACAAGGGAGAAAGTCCAATGGGTGAAGTAATACAAATGAATGCTGATTATGTACTAGGGATGCAGTCAGCAAGGGAAGCAGTAGCGTCAGGCGACATCTACTGTCTTGAAAGTGCGCTAATGCTTTACGAGCAAGACCCAGCGGACAGTGAGTTTCAAAGGGGACACCACAGGGCACTTATAAACCTACATCAGCAAGGGAGAAAGTCCAATGACCTTTCTTGAGTTAGTCCACATGGACGCAAAGCTAATCTGGGACGGGGAAGCCCACCGAGCCCGAAGCATCACCAAAGCCGAGCGATTTTCCTCTTTCTCTGATTATGACACTAGAGCCATAAGCGACTTTAAGCCTAGCCATATACACCGCTTCTTTGACAGTCTTGCGGAGCAGGGGTTGTCCAATAATACAATAAATCACTATGGGGCTATGATAGTTAAGGTGTTCTCTCATGCAGTCTCTGAAGAGCACATTAGCCATGTACCCAAGTTCAAGTATCGCAAGGTCAAAGGCAACAAAAGACCATTGTACTTTACAAAGTCTCAAATAGATTTAATGTCGTCCTACTTTCGAAACAGTGCTGACTTCAGAGACTTAGAGTTCTACTTGATTATTGGCATTCACACTGGGATGCGAATAGGGGAGATCAGAAGCATAAACGAAAGCACATTAGTTATTGATGAAACTGGCGGTTACTCAGTTTATTTAGCTGACACTAAAAACGGCGATAGTCGTACTGTGCCTATCAATGACGAAGCCCTAAGAGCCATTAGGAAACTAGGAACTGATGTTTCAAAGAACTGGAACAGCAAGTTGTTTTATCGGGGGTGGAAGCACATGAGAAGGGCAGTGCTTAATGATGACAGCCGTTACACGTTTCATACGACTAGACATACCTGTGCAACCACGCTGGCTAACAGTGGGGCTTATAACACGGACATCATCGGAAAGTTTTTAGGACACCGAGACCTAAACACGACCCGTAAATACATCAAGACTGCACCAGAGACCTTGAGGTCTATGGCAGAACTAATGAGAGGAGAGAGAAGCAAAACTATTACACCACTACAAGCCAAGCAGACTGACCTGTTTGGACTGGAAATTTAAAAGGGAAGTAAAGTAACAATGACAAATAAAGTAAACAATGTGAGCATTGTAAGAAAGATTAATATGTGGTCTGAAAACACAGCCGCTCAAGAGGGAAACAGTAGCAGTAGCAATGGTTTCTTTGGAATTCGTATGTCTAGCTGGGGAAATCCACAGACTGCCCCACCTGTTAAAGTAGGGGGAGCCAACACATGAGCAACGATAGCAACACACAGGCAAACCCTATCTCAGAAGCCTACAACGAGACCATGAAACAAGATGGCAAACGTAAGTTTAACGAGAAGTATCAACAGGCAGAAAACGTAACAGAGCAAGCACCAGAATATAGCCAACTAAAGCAAGTCTTAGACTTAGTGGCTGATGGTTTATCCAAAGACATCGAGGAAGCCAGAAGAGGCAAAGGACGCCGCCCAACGTGGCTAAACGACCTTATGCACCTTGACCCTAGACAGCTGGCACTCATTGGTCTCCAGAGTTGCTACAATGCAGTCTTGAAAGACAGTACGCTCAGTAGTGTAACTCAAGAAATAGGCAGTCTTATAGATCGTGAATGTTTAGCGTTGGAGTTGCTTCATAGCGATGATGAGGAAGCCAACAGGAACAACAGACAAATAGTAAAGATGGTGTCTGAAGCCCACACGTCAGCACATGTCAGGCTGAAGGCTCTCAGGAACATAGCGTCTAAGAATGGCACCAAGTCTATATACTTTGGCATCGAAGAGAAAAAGGGTGATCGCAAGATGCACATGAAGCGGAAGACAGCCAACGCCGCTCCAGTCATCTCAGCAATCTTTCAGTATTGTCATGTCTTCCAAAAGGACACTCAGTACACCACTCCAAAAAACAGTATCACTCGTTTGTCTTTTACTCAGGAAGCCCAGCGCGAAATTGAGAGAAGCAAAGAGTATCTCCAATGGTCACAACCGCTTCTAAAGCCTATACCAATGGACACACCGAACCCTTGGCAGGGCTTCCATACAGGGGCTTATAAGGACTGGAGACTAGCAGAGGTTGTCAAACTCGTTAGAGGGGCTTCCAGCAAGCAGATTGAGGCCATAGAACACAGTTTCAAGGGTGAAACTCCAGAACACTTTAGAGCACTCAATGCACTGCAAGAAACGAGGCTGTGTATCAACGAGGAAATGCTTGAAGTTGTCGAGTGGTGCTGGGAGACCAGACAGTCATTCGGTAAGTTTCCAAAGCGAGATAAACCTGAGTTTCCGAGGCTTCCAGAGGATCACATGACAATGGATCAGGAGCTGAAGAAAGCCATTAAAGAAGACCAGCGTGAATGGCGAAACACTGACCGCAGGGTAAAGGGTGCTGAAGCTGTCATGAAGCAAGACCTTCAGATTGCTAATGAACTTGCAGTCCATGATTACTTTACGATCCCATGGGCATGTGATTTCAGAGGCCGCTTCAACATGGTTCCGTCTTTCAACTACCACAGAGACGACCACATTAAGTCACTCTTTCAGTTTCAGAGAGGCCGTGTTGTCGATGGGCAAAACATTAGATGGCTAAAGATACACATTGCTAATTGCTCTGGCTTTGAGAAGATCGACAAAGCACCTCTTGATGGACGTGTGGCATGGTTTGACAAGAATGAGGGTGTACTCTTGGACATGGCTAAAGACTACAAGAACAGTCTGGGTCAATGGTCAGGTGCGGATTCTCCTTTTCAAATGCTCGCGGCTATCTTTGAGTATTCCAGATACCTTGATGAAGGTGATGATTTTGTTGGCTTTATACCAATTTCACTTGATGGGACTAATAGTGGTGTTCAGCATTACAGTCTTTTGACACGTAGTGAAGAGGGTGCTTTGGTAAACTTAGTTCCACAAGACACAATGGCTGACCTTTACCAAACTGTTGCTGACAAAGTTACACAAAGGCTTGTTGTTGATTTAGACGACCCTAGTGCCTTTGGTAGCAATGAGATCACCAAGGCTGAACTGGCGCGTATTTGGCTAGACTTTGGTATTACCAGAGGAAATCAGAAGAGGGCTTGCATGACCTACCCATATTCATCGGTTGTCGCTGGAATGACTGGTCAATACATGGAAGACGTTATGAAGCCTTTGCAACGATCTGTGTCTTATGGTGAACTAAAGGAACACCCGATTGCTAGGACAAATAAAGAGCGAAAGGTTGCGTCACGTTACCTTGCTGGTCACAGCTACGACAGCATTGTGGAGACCTTGCCTAAAGCGGCTGAAGCTATGAAGTGGATACAGTCGTGCACCAATGTTATCAGCAAGCAAAACAAGCTGGTCAACTGGACTTCGCCTAGTGGGTTTAGGGTCTTCCATAACTATCTAAAGAGGGACAGGGTAGAGACTAAGATATTCTTGTTTGATACAGCTGTAGGCGAGAGAACTAGGTCTAAGGTCTCCTTATCGCTAGATACAGGTAAGGTGGATGTCAGGAAGAACACAGCATCTGTAGCGGCTAACCTCATACACTCGCTTGACGCCTCTGGCATGGCTAAAACTATAGTCAAACTGCTAGACGCTGGAGCGACTAATGACTTCTTTATGATCCACGATAGCTTTGCAATCTCTGGCGATGTAGACGACCTCTACTACGGTGTCCGTGAAGCCCACATTGAGATGTATGATGCTGAGAACCTGTTGCTAAAGTGGCAAGAGGAACTGAGGCAACAGCTGGATCATCCGTTCGACTTTGAGAGGTCTGAAGTCAATCCAATGCCCGAAATGGGAAACCTAAACCTACAGCTAATAAGGGACAGTCAATTCTGCTTTAGTTAATACTTATGTCACCCTTCAGAAGCCCCTAGAGTTACCTCCCTGTTACTAAGGACTCTAGGGACTTCTCCTCCTCCTAAACTTAAAGCCATCCATAGATTCTATGGGTGGCTTTTTAACATTAGAAAGACAAAAGTATGCCTAAGAAACCAAAGATAAACTTTCAGACTCCTGTAGGAGTTGCTAAGTATCCACACTTGAACAAACCAGACACAGCCTTTGACTCTGAAGGTAAATACAAAGCAGAACTATTAGTGTCTCAAGATGAAGCCAAGCCTCTTATTAAGTTGATAGAGGATGCGGCTAAAGAAGAACATGGGTCAGCTAATTATAGAGTTCCCTATCAGACAGATGAAGAGACTGGGGAAGTAGCTTTTAAACTACAGTCTAAGTATCAACCGAAATTCTACGATACAGCTGGTCAACTAGTGCCAGAAGGTAAAGAACCAAGGATAGGCGGTGGTAGCCGATTGAGACTTAAAGGCTACCTAAATGTCTATAAGGTATCTGGTCAGGCTGGTGTGTCTATACAGCTTACGTCCTGTCAAATAGTTGAAGCAATGCAAGGCATGAATGGAGCTGGCTTTGATGCTCTTGAAGAGGGTGGGTTTACTATAGACACATCAGCAATTGATGCACCTTTTGAAGCAATAGAAAACTCTGATAACTTTGACTTCTAATCATAGATACCGAGGTATCAAAGAAGGCTACAGGTCTGGTCTTGAGGCTATAATTGCTGAAGAACTAAGGCGACTAGGTATACCATTTACCTACGAGAGCCAAAAGCTGACCTACACCATCCCTAGTCGAACCGCCAAGTACACCCCAGACTTCATTCTCCCGAAGGCTGGTGGTGTCTGGTTCTTAGAGACTAAGGGGCGATGGGTCACAGCTGATCGACAGAAACATGTGTTAATCAAACAGCAACTACCTCAGATTGATCTTAGGTTCTTATTTAGTAATGCAAATGCCAAGTTGTATAAAGGGTCTAAGACTTCTTATGCAGACTTTTGCACAAAGAATGGGTTCGCATGGGCACACAAGCGGATACCAGATGAGTGGATTGAAGAGTGTCATTTAGGCATGAAGCAAGCCAAATAAAGAGAGCAAGGGGCGGTCTTAGGATCGCCCTTTTTTATTTTAAGGGAAGCAAGAAACATGAGAAACTTTGTAGGCATACGATATGCACAGACACAGCTAATGAGAATACTAATGAGTGACAAATACAAAAAAGGCACTCTGACAGATAAGAAACAAGAGAAACTTGATGCACTGATCGAGTTTTGTGGTGCTTATGAGAAGCACAGGAACATCCAAGGACTGAACGATCACGATTTTACACATTATTGGAATGAAAGAGATGGTTGAACAAGAAGAGAGCACCTTTGTGTCTCACGAAGCATGTGACGCCTGTGGGTCATCAGACGCCAACAGCCTCTACAGCGATGGTCACATGTTCTGCTTCAGCTGTCTAAAGCACACCCCAGCTGACGGAGAGTATACGCCCAGCGCACAGCCAACTAAGACAGACAGTAGCCTACTATCAGGCGACTTCATGGAACTAAGGTCACGCAAGTTGACTGAAGCCACGTGTCGTAAGTTTGGTTACTTTGTAACTAAAGACAGCAAAGGCGATCCAATACAGGTGGCTAACTACAAGGATGCCAAGGGTAAGACTACAGGTCAGAAGATCAGAACAAGAGACAAGCAGTTTCCTACCATTGGTAAGATTAATGGTCTCTTTGGTATGCATCTGTGGTCAGCTGGAAAGAAACTGGTGGTCACAGAGGGCGAACTGGATTGCATGAGTGTGTCACAGGTACAACAGCATAGGTTTGCTACTGTTTCCGTAAGGAACGGCAGTTCTGGGGCTAAGAAGAACCTGTTGGAAAACATAGATTACCTCAACAACTTTAAAGAGATAATCTTAATGTTTGATCAAGATGAAGCTGGACGTAAGGCCGCCATTGAGTGTGCTGAAGTCTTGCCCATAGGCAAAGTTAAGATAGCTGTCTTGCCACATAAAGACGCCAATGAATGTCTAGTGAAAGGTGAGGCTGGTGCAATCATTAATGCCATACACCAAGCCGCTGACTATAGACCTGATGGCATAGTCCAGATGTCTGATATGAGAGAGACTGTAGCAACTCCTGATGCTGAAAGCCCATTCAAGTATCCTTACCCAAGGTTGAACTTTATGACTAAAGGCATGAGAGGCATTACAACTCTTGTCAGTGGCTCTGGGTGTGGGAAGTCAACTTTAGTGCGCGAAATAGCATATCATCTGCATATGACAGGCTCAACTGTAGGCATGTTGATGTTGGAGGAAAACACCAAGCGAACTTCGCAGGGGTTAGTAGGACTCCACATAAACAAGAACATTGTCATTGATCCAGAAGCCGCGACAGTAGATGAGGTAAAAGCTGGTTTTGATGACTTGGTGTCTAAGGGCGAAATCTACCTCTTCGACCATGTGGGTACGTTTGACTTAGATATAATCTGTTCTCGCATAAGGTACATGAAGCATGGACTTGGCTGTGATGTCGTGTTTTTAGATCACATTTCAATATTGATCAGTTCGTATTCTGGAGCCTCAGACAACGAGAGGGTTTTGATAGACCACATAATGCACACGTTAACTACTTTATGTGTCGAATTGGATTTAGCTCTAGTTCTTGTGTCCCACCTAAAGAGGCCAAAGTCTGAAAGAGGTCATGAAGGTGGCGACAAAGCCCAGCTATCACAGCTGAGAGGAAGTCACAGTCTAGCACAGCTGGCTTGGTTCTGTATCGCCTTGAATGTGGATGAGGAAGACCCCACGTCAGGCAAAAGACAACTTACTATTCTTAAAAATAGACACACTGGTTTTCTCGGTTCAGCCGATACGCTCCAGTACAATTCCGACACAGGCAGACTTATGGCTGTAGACGATAACTTCGGCTTCTAGGCCACCCCAACCCCCAAACATTAGTAAAGCAAAGGAACACGTATGCGTGGAATCTCAGTTACGTCCAGAGAGGCGTTTGCAAACACAGACTTAACCAAGAACACAAGAATGGTCTTTGATGTCATTCAGTCAGCTGGAGACAAAGGGTGCATCAGTGCACAAGTACAGCTGGCACTCAAGCACATGCCATATGGCTCGATCACGAACCACTTCAAATGGCTAAAAGACGCTGGGCTAATCACAGTCATCGGGAAGCGGCTTAGTCCATACGGGCGAAACCAACAGATATTTAAAGCAACAAGACCACTCAATGCACAAGGGGAGCTATTCAGATGAACACCACAGGTACACATGAATACACTATGAACGAATATCAAGCTGATGCGGCCTCTACCATGATCTACAAATGGAAAGTCATCTATCCAGCTCTAGGTCTATCCAATGAAGCTGGTGAAGTCTTAGGTAAGATTAAGAAACTCATTAGAGATCACGATGTAACTTTTGATGGCATAGACACCATCCCAGCGCAGAAGAAAGCTGAGATTGCAGATGAGCTAGGTGACGTGCTTTGGTACATCGCGGCTCTTGCTAAAGACATTGGCATCACCTTGAATGAGGTAGCCGCAATTAACCATGAGAAGCTGACGTCACGCAAGAAGCGTGGGGTGCTTAAAGGCTCTGGTGATAAGCGATGAGTAGGTGGATATGGGACTTAGAAAGCAACGGACTCTTAGACACCATCCACACTATCTGGTGCATTGTCTGTCGTAATGTGGACACTGGCGAAGTCCGTAAGTTTAACCCAGACCAGATCGAGGACGCTCTTGAGCTACTAGCAAATGCTGATGAGATCATTGGTCACAATATAATCGACTACGACATCCCAGCGATACAGATTGTTTATCCTGAGTGGACAACGAAGGCCAAGGTGACTGACACCTTAGTTCTCTCGCGCCTGATACATGGCGACATGTTCAATGAGGATGCTGAACGCAACTTCAGTGTCGCTAAGTTCCCAAAGAAACTCTGGGGAAGCCACAGCCTAAAGGCTTGGGGTCTTCGCCTTGGTGACTTCAAAGATGACTACGATGGTGGGTGGGAAGCCTATAGTGAAACTATGCTTTCATACTGCGTTCAAGATACTCAGGTGACTGATACGTTATACAAGAAGTTGATGAAGACTGAGCCTACTCAGAAGTCTATCGACCTTGAGCATCGTATGGCTTCTATCTGCCGTGAGATCGGTAGCAACGGCTGGACTTTCAATGAGAAGAAAGCTGGTGAACTGTATGCTGAACTTGCACAGAAACGCCATGCCATTGAGGAAGACTTAAAGGAACTATTCCCACCTTGGGAAGTAACCGAAGACTTCTACCCTAAGTCAAACAATAAGACCCGTGGGTATGTCAAAGGTGAACTGTTTGTTAAATCAAAGACAATCTACTTTAACCCAGCGTCAAGGGTACACATCCAAAGATGTCTGGTAGACAAGTACAAGTGGAAACCAAAGCACTACACGCCTAATGGTCAGGCTAAGATTGACGAAACCATCTTGGCTAATCTTCCGTATCCAGAGGCTAAGAGGCTTGCTGAGTTCTTCTTAATTCAGAAGCGGATCGGTATGCTGGCTGAAGGTGCTGGGGCATGGCTCAAGAAGGTCAGTGCTGATGGTAAACTAAGACACCGACTAAATAGCAATGGATGTGTTTCAAGCCGCGCCACAGCGACATCCCCTAACCTACAGCAAGTGCCTAGTTCTGGCTCACCCTATGGCAAAGAGTGTCGTGAGTTGTTCACAGCACCACGGGGCTGGCATATCTGCGGTACAGACCTTTCGGGAATCGAATTGAGGCTCTTAGCTTCCTACCTTCACCCCTATGATGGCGGCGAGTATTCAAAGCAGATACTTGAGGGTGACATACACACCTACAACCAACATGCGGCTGGTCTAGCTACTAGAAACCTAGCGAAGACTTGGGTCTATGCTACGCTCTATGGCGGTGGTGATAGGCTAATAGGTGCTATTGCTGGCGGTGGTGCAAAGAAGGGTAAGCAACTTAAAGACAACTACGACAAGGCTGTCCCAGCGTTTGCTACCTTAAAGAAGAACCTAAAGACAGCGGCATCAAGAGGTCACATTAAGGCTCTTGATGGGCGTAAACTAAGGGTCAGGTCAGAGCACCGATGTCTCTCGCAATTACTCCAGTCAGCTGGGGCAATCGTGGCGAAGCAGTGGGTGATGATGACCTATGACAAAATCAAAGAAAAGTATGGCGACAAAGTATTCATCATGGGCTGGATTCACGATGAAATACAGATTGCCTGTAGAACAAAGGAGATAGCCGAAGATGTCGGATATATCGCTGGAGCAATGGCACAAGAAGCTGGCGTTGCTCTCGGACTTAACATCCCCACAGAAGCAGAATATTCCGTGGGGCGAACTTGGGCTGACACTCACTGAGAAGAACGATTACTTAGAGAACTTAATACTACTCTTTGTAATCATAGACCGAAGTTGGCGTAAGCCATTCACTGTTAAATCAGACTTCGCAAGAGTTGGAGCACTTCACGTTGCCATTGCCGCAAGTGAAGGCTTCATAACCAACCAAATAGATGAGGATAGCTGGGGTAAGCGTTGGTACGTGACCCCTGATGGACAGGATATACATGAAGAAATCAGCAGAACACTTAAAGAAGTCATTTACTCGCCCCATATTACTCATTGATGGAGACCTATACCTCTTTAGATCAGCTATTGCAGTTGAAGAGGAGATAGACTGGGGTAACGACATTTGGTCATTATCAAGTGACCTAAAGGCCGCAAAGGCACTATTCAAAGCAACAATAGATGCCTTCAAGAAAGAGTTAGTTGTAGAAGATGTGGTAGTCACAATATCAGGTCAAAAGAACTTTCGTAAAGACGTACTTGAGACTTACAAAGGTGGACGTAAGAAAGTCCGTAAGCCTGTAGGATACAAAGCCCTCGTTGCGTGGGCTATGGAAGAATACGATAGCATTATGGTGGACTGCTTAGAGGCAGATGACGTCATGGGCATCATGGGTTCTATGCCAAACACCGAGGCTATCATTGTGTCTGATGACAAGGACATGAAGACTATCCCATGTCGTCTATATAGACCTACCGACAATGACCGTCTGGTCATCAGTGACATGGAAGCCAACAGGAACTTCCTCATCCAAGCCCTCATGGGCGACATGACCGATGGTTACGGTGGGTGTCCAAAAGTAGGCATTAAGACAGCTGAAAAGATACTAGGCAACCACCCGACTTGGGACGCTGTTGTTAAGCAATATCAAAAAGAAAACCTAACAGCAGACTACGCGCTAACACAGGCTCGTATGGCTCGTATTTTGCGTTGTACTGACTGGGACGATGAGAAGGGAGAGGTGATACTATGGAAACCATCAAGATAGATGCCGTTAACAAACCGCCCCATTACAACTCAGGTTCAATCGAGTGCATCGATGCTATGCAAGCGATGGCTGATGGCTCACTAGTTTGGGGTCACAATGCGTACCTTTGGCAGAATGCTTTCAAGTACCTGTGGCGTTGGCCTTACAAGAAAAAACCCGTCGAAGACCTCAAAAAGTGCCGTTGGTACTTAGATCGACTTATCAAACTCATTGAAGAAAAAGAAGAAACATTATGAATAATTCATTACCAACAGACTACCAGCAATTCATCCACACCAGCAGATATGCTCGATGGATACCCGAAGAGGGCAGACGTGAAACTTGGACTGAAACAGTAGGCCGTTATATGGACAATGTTGTAAGGCCGAAAGTGAGCCGTGAAACTGCGGCAGAAATTGAAATAGCGATACTGGGTCTACAGATAGTCCCAAGCATGCGAGCACTCATGACAAGTGGTAAGGCTTTATCACGCGACAATACAGCTGGATACAATTGTGCGTTCACACCAATAGACCATGTTCGATGCTTTGATGAGGTTCTCTTTATCTTGATGTGTGGCACTGGCGTAGGCTTCTCAGTTGAGCAGAAGTATGTGAAAAGTTTACCAACGATACCTACACTTAAAGAAGGCGTCTGTGAAATTACTGTAGCAGACAGCAAAGAGGGCTGGGCGGCTGGCTATAGAGAACTAATGTCTGAACTATACGCTGGTAGAATACCAACGTGGGATGTGTCGGCAGTTAGACCAGCTGGTGAAAGACTAGAAACCTTTGGTGGTAGGGCATCTGGTGCTGAACCATTGGTTGAACTGTTTGAGCACACCATTGAAACCTTTAAGGGCAGGCAAGGTGACAAGCTGACACCATTAGACGCCCACAGCATCATGTGTAAAATTGGCGAAGTCGTCGTCGTGGGTGGTGTGCGTAGGTCTGCAATGATCTCATTAAGTGACTTATCGGATGACGATATGAGGACAGCTAAGTCTGGCGAATGGTACATCGACAACCCACATCATGCACTTGCGAACAACTCAGTGGCATACGAAGGTAAGCCCAGCGGCGTGGACTTCATGAAGGAATGGGCGTCACTAGCGGCCTCTGGTTCTGGTGAACGTGGTATCTTTAATCGACAGGCGGCTAAAGACAAAGCCCAGCGCGAGGGTATTAGAGATAGCAGTTGGGACTTCGGGACAAATCCATGCGCGGAGATAGTGTTGCGGAGCCAAAAACTTGAGGAATACACTGATAATGGTGAGACAAAGACTAGGGGCATCGTTGGAACTGGTGGTCAGTTTTGTAATCTTACAGAAGTAATCGTCCGTGCTACAGATAGCACCTACGACATATCTAAAAAGATACGATTAGCTACTATCTTAGGTACAATCCAAGCTACCTTAACTCACTTCCCTTACCTTCGTGACTGTTGGAAAAAGAACACTGAGGAAGAGGCGTTGCTTGGTGTGAGTATGACTGGCATCATGGACTGTGCTCTGACCAATGGTAAAGAAGACAACCTTATAGGTAGACTAAAGATGTGGCGTAGTCTTGCTGTAGAAACTAACGAAATCTTTGCAAAGCAATTAGGTATCAATAAGTCTGCCGCAGTTTGTGCCATAAAACCTAGTGGCACGGTTTCTCAGCTGTCGAATTCCAGTAGCGGAATACATGCGAGGCACTCTGACTACTATATCAGGACTGTCCGTGGGGACAACAAAGACCCACTAACTCAGTTCCTCATAAACCAAGGAGTAACATCAGAACCTTGTGTAATGAAGCCAGAACAAACGACTGTCTTTAGCTTCCCAACGAAATCTCCAGAAGGCTCAGTCACACGTCATGATATGACAGCGATTGAACAGCTGGAGATGTGGTTGACGTACCAACGTCACTACACTTGCCATAAGCCATCTGTGACTGTTTCAGTTGGTGATGACGAATGGGCAGAGGTAGGTGCGTTTGTCTACAAGCACTTCGATGAGATGTCTGGTGTCAGCTTCCTACCAAGGTTTGACCACACGTATGCTCAAGCACCTTATCAGGACATCAATGAAGAACAGTATGAAGTCGCACTGTTTGCCATGCCTGATGCAATCGACTGGTCTAAGCTGTCAGACTACGAAACTGAAGACACAACCAAAGGCTCTCAGACATTAGCGTGTACTGGTGCTGATGGGACTTGTGAACTTGTAGACATCTAAAGTGAACTTTCTTTATGGGTTTGCACTAAGTCTGCACATGGGTCTGGATGGCTCTTACAATGAGTTCCATCCGCACATCAGGCTGTACCAAAGCCGCTTCATAGCTGGGCTTTATTACAACAGCGAAAACAACATCAGTCCATACATAGGATCAAGGTGGTCAAGTGATCTTGGCTACTTTGAGTATGGTGTGGTTGGTGGTTATTTGGAGACACTTCCGTTTGTGAGACTGGGGATAAACATAGACAACAATAAGGCTTTGTTTGTCGCCCCAGCCCTTGAGAAAATCAATGGCAATGTGAAAGTCGGAGCCACCATTGGCTACGAGGTAATGTACTAATTAAGGAGATACAAATGAACAGAGAAGACCTGTTAAGGATACAGCACGAGTCTGTGGCAGACGCAGAAAACAAAGGGATGCGTGAGACATTCAAAATGAGAACCTACCACGCTGGTTCCCAATGGGAAGCACAACAAGCACGCAGAGAAACAGGTGCTATAGGCGGTAAGATGAACGCCCAGCGTCATTTGGTGAGGAAAGAGAGTAACTAATGAAAGATAGTGTAACCCATTGTCCTAAGTGCGTGGTGAAGACTAAAGTTATTGAGACCATCCCCCATTTTAAATATGGCTACCCCTCGAAACGCAGACATAGGCAATGCCCACAATGTGGGATGCGGCGGATGACAGTAGAAGTACCAATAGAGCAGGGGGATAAGTATTTCTCATGTTCACAGTCGAAATAGAGTCTGACTATGTTAAAGTTGTATCTATAGACCCTGATGGAAAGTTTGATGATGTAGAGATGTATCTTGAGGACGATGGCACAGTGTTTGTCAGGCAGTTCTCTGATGAACTCAACGAGTTTCAGCTTCTTGCAATCAACTACAAACAACTATTAGACCTATTGGCTTCTTTAGATGCACATGATGGCGTTTATGTAAGTAAGTTGGGTGGAGTGCAGGGAAGTCATCTCAAGGATGTCTAGCTACTGCACTCCGTTGTTACCTAAGTAACGCACGTACTATGCACTATACAAAAGCATATGTAAATGCTGGTGTGTCAATATGATTCCAAAAAACACAGATCGTTACCAAAAGTCGGGCGATCTGTGTTTTTTGTTATTCTTCTACCATTTTCATAGCCTGATGGAGTGTCTCAGTGTTTCTTCTGCTCCATCCTCTACCAAAGTGTTTGTAGTCGTCTAGTCCTTCATAGAAGGCTTGTCTGACTGTGTAGACGTAGTCTATTATGAACTTAGGGTCTTTCTCCATTATTAGACCTAATGTCTGATTACCTATAGCTCCATCTTGAGTAGCACCTACTGCTCTTTGTACTGCTTTAGATGGTCTACTTTTTCCAGAATTCACACACCAGTCCAGAACTGCCCAGTCTAAGCCCGATGGAAGTGAGTCAAAGCGAATAGGATCAGCGTAGTTCTTGCGGTAGATGGGGGCTACATCATCAGGCGTAAGTGCCTTCATGACTTCTATTGGTGCTGGCTCTCCAGTCCAGTCAGCGTAGACCCTTGAGGTGACACCAAGCATAGTTGAGCCTTGGTTCCCATGTCCATCTCCAGCGTTACCTTTGTCACGTTTATCTGCCGTGAAGCCCCCTTCGTGAGCCAAAAGCATCTCTAGGCACTTATCAAAGTTACTCTTCATTTCTTAAAGCCTTTCATGGTTCTTACGCCAAAGCTGGCGGCAATAGACGCATACAGTGACCATTGAAACCACTGTGGAGCGGCCTCTAGGTTGGCAAAGCCTTCCTTCATGTATGGCTGTAGAGGTGGAACAAACGAGCAAGTGACAATGGCTATGAAGCATACAGTCCACGCCTCGTCTTTCCAGCTGTTGTCACTAGCTTTGATAGCCGCTTGTTCCCAGCTGATCTCACCAGTAGCAATCTTCATCTTAGTTTCGGCTTCAGCCTTCTTAACGACAGTCTTTGAATCTATGACTGCACCAGCTAAGTCAGCTACCTTGCCTAATAATCCTAGTCCTAGCATTAGTAATCATCCTTCTTTTTGATGTTAGTAAAACCAAAAAACGCTGTTACTATACCGACAACTGCTATGCAGTAAGTAGGGGCGATAGCTGTGAGGTTTTCAGAGGCTACTGTTTGCCCAACTACGTTACAACCAATGATCATCACTGGGTAAAGCAATAGTCCAGCTAATGAGAACCACACCATCTTACGCTGTTGATCTCTTTTACTGTTTTCATCTTCAATTTGCATTCTCTTGTCATCGAGTAACAGCTTGTCCCATTCGGTTTTGTCTATAGCACCACTGCCATCAACATCTGCTTTTTCAAACTCTGTCATGTATGTAATCCTTAGTTTAGTGGATTGTTGGCGAGGCTATCGTAAGCCTTCCAAATGTCGTCTATTTCAACTTGGTATTCGTCAAGTTTATCACCCAGAGTATCAGTGATGCCAGTCGATCTCTCAACCTGACTGCGTAAGTCCAACAAGTCTTTCTGTTGTTCCAAGATCGTTTGCATCTGCGTACTAATCGTTGATAACCTCGTGTTAAGACCACGTACATCATTGTCTGCTACCGCCTGTTCTAGTGCTTGTATGCGTGAGTTGAAGTCTGTAGCTCTGACGTTGAACATGTCAGCTTCAGTCGTCACAAGATCAATTCCAGCTTCCACGTCATAGAAGCGATTGAGGGTGTCATACCCATAATAAATACCGCCACTTAGTGCAGACAGTATTGGTAGTAGGACGGCTATGTACCAGCCTTTAAAGCTGAAGCCGCCTACTTTTAGCTCAGTGTCTTCCATTGTTTACATGTCCTTGATTGGTGTGCCGTGCTGTTGCATGTAGGTATTTGCACCATAGATGGCTGTAGCATCCTTCATGTCATCTGTTAGATAACCAGACCAACCAGTGCCATTGCCAGACCATGTGATGACAAACTCATCGACATTCTGCGTGTACGTGATAGCTGTGTAGTTACCAGCGACTAGATTATTAGTAGCTGTATAGCTGTCTATAGACGCTGTTAGATCAGTGTTATTTGCCGCCGCCATAAATGCACCAGCTTGCTGTGCGTACTTCTCGACGTTATCGACTGCATCATTGTATGTAGCAACTTCAGACGCCTGTATGGAATACTCGTCTGTCTGTAGCATACCTTGTAGTGCTACCTGTTCTGGCTTCGTGTCAGCTTCAGCCGCGACTGCGGATACTGTTGTTGCTGTAGCCAATATAGATGTTGCTGATGTCAGTAGGTCAACAGCTAGTGTCAGCTGGTTCATTGCCGCTGTGTGTTCTTGGGTGAACAACTGTTTGGCATCTTGTGCTGTAGCGTAGTCGTGTGCAACTACTTTGTCTAAGGCCGCCTCGTATGCGATGAACTGTGCTGTTGTTATCTTACCGCCATCAAGTGCATCGTCGATGACCACACGACCTACTGTTGCGTATCCGACAGCACCATTACGCAACTGACCACTTGCAAGTAACCTGTTGTTGATGATGTCAATCGTTCCCTTTAGTTCCGTTATCTTCTGTGCCCCTGTCTGACTGTATGACGGGGGTTGGTATGACTCTGCGTGTACTGCGGAACCGCTGACTAAGAGTGCGGCTGTCGCTGACAACAGTAGCTTTTGCTTTTGTTTCTTCATCACTTAAATCTTCTCCAATTCTGAGCAGAGTGTCCCAGAATACTTTGTTAGGCTCATAGCCAATAATGTAGACATCTGGGTGTTCTCTGTATTTATCTATTGCCGCTTTACCCATTAGGATTTTACCAGTGACCACATCCATGATTGGACAGGGTGTGCTGGCTAACATCATGCTACGGAATACGTTGCCATCTGGCGAACTACACAGGACTGATATGGCTGAGACTTGTAGTCCCAGTCCTCCGATTTGCTGTGGTGTTCCTAGTAGTCTTGCGTTCTTGCGGCGGTTACAGTGCTCATCCTGTTGCATACTGCCTTGAGAGAAACCAAACATTGTCATTTGGATTCCCGATGTTGTGGGTAGGAGACAACTATCGTTACCACCACCGCCCATAACTGTAGGGGCAATAGAGGACATTACAGGTGCGGCCTGAGAAGCCCCAGCGGCATTGTAATTGTTGGTTTCGTTAGTTGTCGCGTTGTTACTATCGACTTCACTGTCTTGGTAGTTGTTACTGAAGTCTCCATTGATGTCGTTTGCATACGCTGAAGTTGTCAGCAGTATTAATATAGGGGTGAGTAGTTTCCACATTCTTCAACCATAACTTTCTCTACTTTGTAATCTTGGCACATCAGCTTCGTCGCCGCATCCTTGTGACCAATATAGGCCAGTGTCTGTGCGTTTAGATTACGTTCACAGACTGTATCTCCCATAGGACATGAGGACGGAAATGCTATCGGAGTGTCTACATGAATTTCGGGGATACAGGCTGTTGTTAGTGATAAGGTTGTCAGTGCTAGGACAAGCCTAGTCATCGCGGTCTGCCATCTTTTCGACTGATGTGCGGATGTGTTCTATGTTCACGTCTATCCGTGCCATAGAGACAGCTTGCGATTGAACCATCTGTTCTACTTTAGATATACGTTGTCCGAACTCAACGATGTCTGTCTGGTTTTCTTGGATGTCTGCCATCATCATGGAGACAGTCCATACGATTGCTCCAGCTTGTGTGATGAGGCCGAGTAGTAGGGTTACAGGGACACTCTTGGCTATGTGCCAGCCATCAGTAGTGTCTGTCATCAGTCAGCATCCGCAATAGTCAGAGTACCAGCTTCGACTTGCTTGAGTATCTCTGCGTAGTGCCTGTTGGCTGGAGCTAGTGGGACTGACATCTCTTGTCCGTCTATTGTGCAATTTACACAACAGTTTACATCACTAGAGTTTTTACCATATTGTGCATTTGTAATTGTCATATTATTTTCCATGATTATAACTCCGCACTAAGGCTTACTATTGCCGCTTCAACTTTTGAAAACACAATGCCACCTTGCCCTGCCGTACCACTGACTTCAGTGTTGTTGAAAAGATTAACTTGCCTTGGATTTCCTGCGCCAGAGTCTATGCTTATACTATTAAACGCATCTTGCGCCCCATTCCTACTAAAACCATAGTAGTTTGTCCCTGCAACACGTTCTAAGGTAGGCTCAGTTCTCATTTCAACTTCCATTTTATAGATACCTTCTAGAAAAGTAGAATTGTGCATTACGCCAGTCATTATTGCTGAAACATTAATACCACTTTCTCCTCCTGCGATTCGTTGGAAGTATCTTTTGCAAGCTAAAAGTTCATCTCCGTATGACCTATGCTCGAATGGAGTAGCAGTGTCGCCGTGTTCCCACTGAAGTCCCGTGATGTCTAATGTCCATGCGGCTGTAGAAGTTGATGAATCTTGACCAAAAAGAACTGAACCAAAATTTCCAGCACCAACTGTTTTACCTGTAATTGAAGGCATTACAATATCAAACTCAAATCTTTGCCATGTGCTAGTTACAGTAAAACTTTGTGCAGATGTATATACGTCAGCAGAACCACTTGAACCAAAAGCCTGATGGAATTTAACTGCGAGAACATCTGCACCAGAGCCTTTGGCATAGAATGATAGCTTCATTGTACCTACAAATTTAGATACATCTTCTGTTCTATTCATTAATATATGATTATCGTTTCCTGCGGTACATTCATGGCGTAAAAACTTTGTAAACTGTACAGGTAAACCTGTTTCACCGCCCACTGTAACTGTTTGTTGGCTTTGATTGTATGTACCGCCAGAGCCGTTTACACGAATTCTATCTACAGTTTTATACCCAGTAGCTGTCTGACTACTTACGCTCGTTGATCTTTGGCTAATAGCCATTGAACCATTGATTATCAAGTTTCTGTTCGACAAAGCCCCTGCATCATAAGCATCATTGATCTCATCTAAGCTAGTCTTGTTGCCTAAGTCGGCTAAGTCTCTTGCTTTAGTCATTGGCTACTATCCTTATTTATATTTCTTGTGCATCCATTACAGTCTGGTATGCAGTCTTCACTGCGTCTGTCCAAACTGCATTGCATATTGCTTGTACTTCGGTGGACTGATCACTGATGTCAGTGTCTGCCCATGTATCACCTGATTTAGTTGAGCAAGATAATGAGTGACGATGGAATGATCTGCTGATCTCTGTACCATCTCGTGCAATAACCGTAGCTGTACGAATCTGCACATGCTTGTGATCTCCTACGACTTCAATCTTATCTTCTACTTGTGTTTCTGTTAGTGCCATATTGGCCTCCTGTTTTTATCGTGGCGTTATTGCCACCTGTCCGACCCAATCTCTGAGAGGGTTATGAGTTTGTTTCGTATGTTGCACTACATATAATATGACCTGCATCTACAAATGAACCTGCTACACTTTCATCGTTGTTTTTAAAAAACTGTATATAGGATGTTCCAGACCCGATCCTAGTATGTAATCTATTAAGGTTGCTGTTAGCTGTTGATATATTTGCAGTACCAACTACATAAGTAGTAGATGTAAATGGTAGTCCTGTAATTGCGGCGTGTCCAGCACCCCCACTGGTGTTTGTAGAGTTTACCCAGCACCATATTGTTACTGACTTTCCAATCTTTACATAAGTTGCGTAGGTTATACTACCTATAGTGAAATTACTACCTACAGGAGTCCATGTACCCTCTTCATAATCTTCCAGCTTATTAGCCGACCCAGTGCCACCGAGGTATACACCGCCTGATAGGTAGAGGTCTTTGAAGCGAACTGTAGGTGCGCCTAAATCAGATGTGCCATCTTGTGGTGCGCCTCCAGTGTTTGCAGGAACTGTACCTCCATCAGAGAAATATAGACCTTTGGTATTTCCAGAACCCCCTGCAATATAAAGATTATCACTTGCGGCTACCCCAATACTACCTACAGATGCGTTGGCTTTGCGAAACTCTATGTGCGTTCCATCTGAGGCTTCTCGATTTAATAACACTAAGCGGTCAGCGGCATTAGTTCTATTATTTGTAAAAGACATAAAATGATCAGGTATCACTCGAAGTCCGTCAGCAGTACCACTAGAGGATGCCATACCCACCAACACATTCTCTGAGCTATCAATCGTGAGTGCTGTGGCGTTAGCATTGTCGTCAATGCCTTGCGAGGTGAACGCACCAGTGACTGTGAAGTTAGTTGCACCTGTTACATTAGCTGTATCAAATGCTGTGTAAGCAACAACCTCTAGGATGTCACCTGTAGCCGCACCTGATGCTAAGACAACATCTGAGCCATTCGTAGCTGTATAATCTGCGGAAGCTAACTTAACTCCATTGAGATATACGTCTAGGAAGTTAGGAGTGTAGCCACCTGTAGCAAACGATGTCTGCCCAGATGTAGCTGTGAAGCTATCCCTTGTCTGGGTAGCCTGTGGTACTGGCTGTGTGCCTATGTATCCTGACATGTGTTAAGCCTCCAATGCTTCTACCCTAGTCTTTAGGGATGCTATTTCTGTTAATGCTTCTTGTAGTGCGGCTGTAAGTAATGGCACTAACTTGCTTTGGTCTATGCCTTGGTAATCAGGAACACTACGAGTACCCATGACAGCTTCAACTGCGGCTGTTAGTTCGTTACCATCTTCATCATAAGTAGCTTCGACTGCTGGAGTTACTTCGTACTCTTCGTCTTTCATTGCGTCTTTAGTGCCAGTGATTGCTTCTGGTACTACTGTTGCAACTTCGTGAGCTAAAAAGCCATCTACGAGTGTATTAGTATCATCGTCTATAAAGTTAAATCGTTTAACATCTAGTTGGTTAACTCTTGCAGATGCACCTGTTAGGTCTACTACGTTTTCTTTTAGTCTGTAGTCTGATGATGTGTTGTAGGATGTGGCTGAACCCGACCAAGTTATAGTACCAACTGACGTATTGTCCACCCTGCGAAAAACAAGGCCATAACCCCCATCGTTGCCGTTACGGAAAGTTGCACAATGATGTCCATTGCTACCAGATATTTGCAACTTACCAGCGCCAGATGTCTCTGTAGTTTGACTTACCAACAAGTTGCCTGACGAGCTGATGCGCATACGTTCTGTTGATGTACTTGTTCCAGCTTGGTTAGTGTGAAGAGCCATTGTCGAGCCGTTAGCAGAACCTTCTGCGTAACCAATTATTTCTACATATTTAGCAGCAGTTTCCGAGATTCTTATTTTTCCTCCACCAGACTTTAAAACTTCAAGGCCAGCATTTGGACTCGTAGTCCCAATACCAACTTGGCCTGAGTTGTCGATGCGCATACGTTCTGAGCCAAAACTGTTTTTTGTTGTTGCTCCTGTTCTAAAAGATAAATGACCACTGCCTGTGTTATCAATACTGACATTTGTAGTTGAACCACCAGATTCACTTGCAAGAAATATTGGAACAGATGCACCTGAAGTTGTGTTTGTGTTGTGAAGCAGTATTCCTGTGTTTACTGTTGATGCTTCAATATCCAACTTTTGAGTAACACTACTCGTCCCAATGCCAACGTTGCCTGACGAGTCTATGGTCATAGCTTTTGTATATGTTCCATTAACTTCTGCGGTATTACTAGCAGTATAGTTAAATGACATCCCAACGCCACCAGCTGAGTTTCTTTCGGATTGTATTTTAGCACCACCCGATGTACCATCTCTAGTAAACTCTAACTTTGCATTATAAAATGAGCCTGACAGAGGGTTTTGAATTAGTATGCCGTCAGTGCTAGACCCACCGCTTACGTGTAGAACATCACTAGGCGAACTCGTACCAATACCAACATTAGAACCACTAACTGTTATTACACTGCTAGGATCATTTACAAACTCAGCATCAGCTTCAGCTTCCGTGTATCCATCAACAAGTGTGACAGATGATTTACTTCCTATATATCCAGCCATATTATGTTTGCTCCAGTACGCTCACGATCACATCACAAGATGATGCAGTGTCAGATGTTACGACAACTGTGTCTGTAGTCTCCAAGATGATCTTACCATCCAAGACTGATAGAGCCGACCCAGAAGGTATCGGCGCACCTTTGATGACGTATGCCCCTGCCGCTTGGACATCCACTTTGATCTGTGACGTTGTTCGGTTTGCTAAGTTACACCCAATCATTACTGAGGTAGTTGCTGATGGGACTGTGTATGTTGTAGTAGCACCCGTCCCAACGGATGCACTTGTGTAATTCTTGAATGTATTTGCCATTTTTGATTATCCTAATGCTATGCTCAAAGCTAATGCTTCGTCAGTTGTTCCGTATCCAGCAGTAGCGTGGTTTCCCCACCCGTGAGCCGTGTCAGCTTTAGTGCCTTGTGCGCCTGTAGCGTACCCAGCAGACGCATGATTACCCCAGCCATGTGCAGTGTCTGCCTTAGTGCCTTGAGACGCTGTAGCGTAGTCTGAAGAGGCTGTAGCGGCGGCTGTTCCTAGTGTTGGTTTTCCTGAGAGGGAGCTGTAAGCACCATCAAAGAAACTGTCAGTAATTCCATAGCCAGCTAATGTAGTTGGCTTTCCTGTAAGGGAGGTGAAGGTGTGGACGTGAGATGCTACTGCGTAAGCAGAGGCGGCTGTAGTTGCCGCTGTCCCTAGACCTAAATTGGTTCTTGCAGTCCCAGCGTTTGCTAGGTCAGACAGATTGTTTGCCTTTAGTGCCGCTGAAGATTGTGCCGCAATGGATGCGTCCTTCGCAACTACAGACGCATCACGGGCGGCTTCAGATGCCGCTTGTGCTGTCTCTGCATTTGTTTCAGCAGTTTCTGCATTTGCTTGTGCTGTTGACGCGCTGGCGGCTGAAGTCGATCCTTCTGAGGCTTTTGTAGTTGCCGTTGATGCTGAAGTAGCCGCATTGTTTGCTTGGGTTGTTGCAAGGGCAACTTGTGCTGTTGCTAAAGTAACTTGAGCCGCACCATTGGTAGTTGCGTCTGTTGCCGAGTTTCCACTTGCAACTTTACTGGCTTCAGATGCTACGGCTGATGCGGCGGCTTCTGAGGCTTTTGTAGTTGCCGTTGATGCAGATGATGCCGAAGCAACACTAGCGGCTAGAGCATCTGCTTTGTACTGGTTTGTGGCAGACAGCGAAGCACTAGCTGAAGCTGAACTTGCGGCGGCATTTGATTGACTGAGGGCGGCGGCTGTTGCTGAAGAGGCGGCATTTGCGACTGCCGCATCAATTGCATTTATCTGTGTATTTGTGATTCCAGAGTTGTTATAGAAGCTGGTCTTAGATGCCATTGTTTAATCCTCATATAAGTGAGTAGGGCGGATAACTTGGTTGACACCTGACTGCTCAGAGCTGTTTGCGTGTTCTTGTATCTCAGCTAGAAAAGACCCAGACTTCTGGTCAAAGATAGCACCACGTTCATCTAAGAAGTAATCAGATGCATAAGACAACGCTGTGTACGTTAGTAGATCAGATGCAATGTTAGTTAGCATGTTTGTATCGCTGTCTGATGTTAGTGGGTCTTGCTCTGAATAGTAGTTTAGGAAGAGGTTCCCAGTGCTAGGTATTGGGTATATCTTTATGTTCCCTTGCTCTCGGCAGAAGAACCTTGGTGAACCTAATTCACCTGTCTTTTGATACTGTACCATCTCATGTAGAGGGATGCGGACTAATGCGTTACCATCGTAATACAACTCGATTATCTCAAGTAGATCAGCTGGCATTGTTACTTTTGAAGTCCCTGCATCTGATGCTACATTGTAATCGTTTTGTTTTTCCATTGCTGGGACACGTAGTTGTCTCTGTATTCTAGTGATTGCTTGATCAATGAAGGTGTCAGCCAAAGCATTCGAACAGTCACTACGATTTAGAAGAGCAATAAAGTGTGCTCGGATTTCACCTTTGTTCATTTTAAATCCTCTTATTGGTTGTAAGGAACATGTCTAAGTCCTCGTTCTTTAGTTTACGGACAATCTCTGAACCTTTGGCTTCCCAGATATTGAATCCTTCTCGCATCCACTTCTCGACAACGGCTGTCGGTATGGAGGCTACTCTCATCATCTCACCTGTAGGCTTCGAACTATTGTTTCGAGCGTCTTTCAGATCATCTAAGAATGACTGTGAGATGTGCTGTGTATGCTTTTGTAATAATTGACCATGCTCTTGCATAAAGTCAGTTTCATTTTGTAATAATGTTGGCTGTGTTTTGTTAGTCATTTTGCTACCCTTAAAACGTAAAAAGGCCACCCACGGACAACAGTAAGGAGAGCAAAACCTGTGTGTCTGTGGGTGGCCTAGTAAAGACCTATTAGTGGTCTATTAGAAACTTATGATAAGCCTGTGATCTTCACAGAGTCAGCAAAGTTGGTATGTTTGCAAGAAACCTCGCCCACGATATGATGTCGATCTGAGTCGCCATTTTTCGCTAGAAGTGTTCTTGTGAATGGACGCAACGTACATGTTTTGAACATTGTTGGGTCTATTAGTAGTGCGTGAGTTGTCTTTAACTCGCGGTTCAATACTACTCTGTATTCGCCGTAAGGGCTCACATATAGATCAATCGCATTGACCAATGTTTTGCCTTGTGAGATTTCACGATTACGACCAGATGCCGCTGAGAAACCAGCTACGATTTGTGCGTCTGCTGGCTTGATCATGAATGTGTCAACATCAGAACCATTGTCGTATGCTGTTTGACCAGCTAACAATAGTTTTGCTTCTGTTAAGGCATCTGTTGCGTTTGAACCAGCGTCTACAGCTGTAGACATTTGGTTAATGATAGAAGTCATCTTACGTGCTGTTGAAGCATTACCAGCAACTGCGGCTTGCTCAACGCCAACCATTGCACGTTCGTAGTCTTTTTTGATTTCTTTAAGTTTCTTAGCTAACTGATAAGCAGTTTCCTTTGCTCGACCATAAGTTGCCACGGCATCTGCTGTTGCACTTACTTGGAAGGCTTTAGAAAGTATCTGAGTATTCTGTGTTCTCTCAGTTGCATCTGTCAAAGTTAGCATACTTGCGTCTGCTCCTTCAACTGCCGCATTGACTGCTGAATCTGCTAATGAATCCTCAAGGAATGAGAAAGTTCTAGCTGATACTTTTTCGTCTTTGAACATTGCTAAACATGGAGTGCTAAACGGACTAATGTTAGCGATGATGTCTGAAACATCTTCTTTCTGACCCACTTGGGTATAGGTTGTATATGTTGCCATAATGTAATTTCCTTATTACAATTTTAGGATTAAGTTTAAGAAGATTTACTCTTCCCAGCGGCTCATTAATGCCTCTGCAATATCATCAAGGTCTTTAGCACCACTGAGCATATCCATTTGCTTCTGTTGATTAGCTTTCTGGATAGACTTTTTAGATGGTGGTGCTTTCTTGGAACTTAAAACCTTAGTCTTACCGCTTTTTGATTTCGTAAGTTTGGCCTTGGCTTTTTTGCTTTTGGCGGACTGTTTTGATTGATCATAGAGTCGTGCTTTGTTTATCAGCATGATGACTTGTGGGTCAGTGTACTGATCTACTTGGTCTTTGGGTAATCCTGATGCAACAGCGTACTCACGTATATTAGTATACAGTTCGTTACCCCAGTCAGGCAGTTGCTCCTGTAGAACCTTTACGCAATCTGCGGCGGCCTCTTTAGTTGCTTGCTGATGGTTTTGCTGTGCTTGGGATACAAGCTGACCACTTTCTTCCTGTAGGAATTTTAGGTCGTCTTCTGCTTGCTTCGCATCTTGGCGTAGTTGAGAGAATGTTTCTGCATCCATCTCGCGTGACGCTACTAACATGTCTATGTCAGCATAAGGTTTATACCTAGCTTCTGCGCGTTCCATTAACTTTTGATATGACATATGCGTTTGTGCCAGTTGTTCTTCTGACTGTTTGCGCTGGTTAGCCAAATCTTGAGACTTTTTGGTTAGAGATGCTTCTTGACCATAGAGCCGTTTCAAATCCTTTACAGATACCTTCTTAGACTCACCATTGACTGAGATGTCTACAACCTGATCGTCTGAAGCGGCTAGAGGTTCGTCGTCATCCTCTTCTGCGTCTTCATCTTCATCAGTTTCGTCATCGTCGTCTAGTTCATCTGTTTCGGGGTCATCAAGGTTATCTTCGCCTTCATCGTCCTCTTCATCGTCTAGTTCATCTTCAGTTACCTCTGTCTCTTCTAGGTCTTCGGATGTTGCATCTTCATCGACTTCAGATAAGGTTTCCCCGTCATCCCATCGTCCTAAGATTGCTTCTGCCGCATCATCAATATCTAATGCTTTTGGCTCAGAGTTTACATTTTGCTCGTTGTCATTCATGGAGCAGTCTCCTCTTGGCTGTTGTCGCCGTTCTGCTGTTCTACAATGCTGTCACGCACTTGAACTCGCTGTTTTAAAGTATCAACCACGTCAACTAATGCTCGATAGTGGTTGTAGGCATGTTCTCTTTTGTCCTTGTCGGAAGGCTCAGTGTTTACAAATGTTTGGAAGGTTCTTTCGACAAGTTCATTGATAACTGAGTTGAAGGCGGAACCATTAAGTATGGCTCCAGCTTCATCACCAGCCATCACAAGTTGCTCTTCTTGTGTAGACATGTAGTTCTCTCTTTTTGGTTAAGGTTGCTTATCCGTTAGGACTTGCGATTGCTCTGACATCATCAGCAGTTCTTGCGATCTCTAGTTCCTCTAAGTTCACGAACTCTTTGTGTTCAAACTCAGTCTCGTTGAGGTCTTGCTTGTCAGATTGTAGGGCAAATGCTTGTTGAGCCTTCATAGTGTCTAGCTCAAGTTTCATTTGACGCATTTGTGCATCAACTTGCACCTTCATCTCAGCGACAGCAGTTTGTCGTTCTTGAAGTTGCATTTGTTGCTGTGCCATCTGCATCTGCATCTCTGCATTTGGATCAGGTGGCGGTGGAGGTATCGACGCTGGGTCTGTTAGGAAGTCAGCAACATTCTTGATACCTGATTTATCTAATATTGATGCTAACATCTTGAACTTGTTCTCAGGAGAGTACATTTGTCCAAGAGTAGGATCGGCAGATAATAGTTGGTGGAACGAAAGGTGCTTTTGCACCAGTTGCTCCTGATCACCATAGCCCAAGTGGAACTCAACTTGTACGTCACGTTTATCAGCCCATTGCGAAGGGTTGACAGGGACATAACGTCCAGCTAACTCAACAATCTTCTCCTCAGACTCGTTCTCGACGACTAGTGAATAGACCATAGAGAATAGAGGCTTTAGGAAGTTGTTCGCAAAGTTACGCGCGATGATCTTCTGTCGCTGTTGGCTCATTGTTGCCAATTGCTCGACCATTGCCGCTGAGTTTTGTTTGCTTATAGCGTCTTTATTAAGACCTTGAGATAGGCGAGAGACACCAGAGGTATCTTCTTTATCCTCATCTAACATCTGAATAGTTTGGAATACAAACGGGTTCAAAGATGCTTGAGGCATAGGGGCAATTGCGTCAGGGCGTGATATATTCACGATACCACCGACACGATTGTCTATTAGTTCTCTTGGGTTCGTTAGGCCACCTTTAACCACAGTATATCGTGGGTTGTTAGTAACCATAGCGTGATCAAGAATGGATCGAGTTAAGACTGTACGTGCATTCTGTATGCCTAATAGTTTCTCGGCAAAGTTATTACCGTGGAAAGCATGTGGGATAGGCAGTGGTACGAATGCTACGAATGGTCGTCTGTTTACTATTTCTTTCTCTAGTAAAACATTAGATGCCTTAACAACCCTGTGTAATTCAGCGACACCAGTTGCCTCTACATCTAGCATTATGAATGCTTCGACTATTGTTATCTGGCGTGTCTGTCTTTGGTCGCCTTTGGAGTTGAAGCCTCTGTCAGCACCAATATCGTCATGTCGAGATAGTATCTCTGGATCATTGTCAAAGTCAGTATCTTCATTGTCACCTATTTTTGCTACAAGGTCTTCATCGTAGCCCATTTCAATAAGTTCAGATATAGACTTCTTAGTGCGGTGTGCACAGAAACTAACGTCATCTAATGACTTTGCTTGGGGTTCAATCAAGAACTCTTCTGGTGCAATAGCTTCTACTTTTACCTGTGATGTGTCACGGGTTACACGTAGCTCACCAGAGAACATACCAAACTCGTCTTCAGTTATCTCTTCGATCTCTACATTTTCTTCAGCTAGTAGTACGTCCAGTTCTTCCTCTGTAAGCCCTTCAACGTACTCCAGTGTGCTTTCGTCTTGCATACACCAGTAAACTTTAGCGATACCAGCACGAGCAATAAGACCATCGTGAATAACAGTCTGCATAGTTTCAAACAGGTTGTTTTGACGATGTAGAACATAGTCGGTGTACTCTGTGCAGACTTCAGCTGTTGGGACATCATCAGCGTTCTGTGGTGAGAACCTAAGTGACTTATTGCCTGTGCTGAATGTTTCTAACAAAGCCGCCTTCATGCTTTCTACAGCATCGTAAACGTCCTGACTTACATACTTACTGTTTCCATCATGCGCTGGGCGAGGGAGTTTAGCACTGTAGTAATCCATTACCTTACGGCGTTCTTTTGACAACTCACTGTCGTAGTATCCAATGGAGCGTCTTAGGTTAGTATCTACTATGGACACGATTTGATCGTCGTCGAGTTTTTTATAATCTTTATTTGATTTCATGTCTAAACCATCTCAATGTAATAATCGTCAACTGCGTCTATGGGTTCCCAAGCACCTTCATGGATATGATTGGCTAGGGCTAAACTCATTACACAGTCATCAAAGCATCCTGACTCTGCTTCCATGCCGCCGCTTTGTGTGACGATGTATGTTAGCATTTCCCGAATAGTGACTTTATCGTTTAGTTCGATCTTACCCTCTCGAACTGAGGCTCTGAGTTCATCAATGATCAGAGGTTTTGTCTTGGAAGTTGTAGTGAAACCTAACTTGATGGTTTCCTTATCTGTCAACTTGTCTACCTGTACTTCTGTGTAGAAATTAGGATAGGCCATGTCTTTTCCAAGCCTAGTACACGTTAGAATACCGTGACTATTGTTCTCTACGATTATGTAGGCAAAGTTAAAGAACTCTCCTAGTTTGTAGAGGACATTAGCAAAGTAGTCTGGATGAACTTGGGCACGATAGGTTGCCACCTGTCGTTTCTTGCTGTCGAGAACTTGGGCAACTGACCAGTCACCACCTCTGACACCCATAGCAACGTCTGCTCCTATAGTGTACTTTTCGCCAGCATCTAGTTTACGAAAGAGTGTTAGTTCTCCACGTACATTCTCTAGCCAGTCCTCACCTTCGAGTGCTAGACGACTTGTTACGTCTTTAGCATCGTGTAGGTTTTCTTGTAATGTCTCTGGGTTAAACACAGGACGCCCAGTGGTTAAGAAGGCCTGTTCTGGCTCCGCTGGATATTCTTGGTGGAATAGGTCGATGCCGTTCTGTGAAATCTTGCGTCTGCGGAACATTAGCTGTTCATTGTCTAACTCATATTTCTTAGATAAGTCCTCTTCCTCTGGAGTTATCTCAAAGTTCTCTGGTACAGCCTCACGATACTCTGGGTCTACATACCAAGGTATAAACACAGGGACATAGCCGTTAGAGCCATTCACTGCACCTTTCCATAGGTCATAGAATATACCAGAGACACCATTAGCTGTACTCTCTACGAATACGGCTGTGCCTTTCTTGTTAGGTACGGCTTGCGTCATACCATTCCAGTTCTCTAGGGCTGTGGACTTCTGCCAGAAGGCAAGTTCTGAGGCGTGTATGTGCGTAAGTGTTTCACCACGTCCAATACTCTCACCACCAGCTGTAGCAACCACATAAGAACTATCAAGAACGTCAAAGGTCAACTCTCTGCGAGATGAATACTTTGTGTGCGGCTTGAGTAGTTCTGGGCAGTTCTCATGGTAGCGTTTAGTCATGTCAAACAGTGCTCTTGTACTGTCAGAGTGGTGTGTAACCACCATTGCCTTACATGCTTTGCGCTGGGAAACATTAAAGTAAAGATAGCCGCCTACATACGTCGATAGACCCTGCTGTCTAGCCTTCAGAATTATGATGCGAACCTTGCCCTCAGTAGCCATCTGTTTATCTACAGCTTCTTGTAGGATAACTTGAGCTGGCTTTAGTTTGAGGGGCTTGATGTCTCCATCTTTGGTTCTGATCTTGAGTGCTGACTTAGAGTAGAAGTCAAATTCGTCATATAGTTTGCGGCGTACTTGTTTAAGTTTCGTTTCCATCGTCGGTTTGCTCTTCCTCTGTGTCACTTACTAAAAGCGACTCCAAGAAGGCTTCTGCTTTACCAACAGTGACTTCGCTCTTTGATACTGGTTTTGTCTTAGTAAAGTCTAAGACCATTCTTGCGGCTGTTAGTTTGTCTCGGTTCTGCGCTGGTTCACGCATGATCTCGACTGCGGTTTTAAGTGCTTCAACAGCGTACTCGTCATCAATATTGTTTTCTTTAGCCATGATAGCTACAATCCTTTCAGCGTCTTTCTGTGCCTGTTTTCGGATAGGAGTAATGGCTTCTAGTGTGTAGCCATCTGGAGTGCCTACTGGCCTTCCTCCATTCTTACGTTTTTTGGTTGACCACTGCTTGCGTAGTGCCCTTCCTTCCTCGGTTTGCATTAACTTTGTGAAGTAGTTGTTCTCTTTTGGAGTTGCCTTCTTTGGATACTTCAGTTCCTTCTTTGGCGACTTCTTTCTTGGTTCCTTGGGTGCTCCCATTGTGCTCTCCTAGTATGCTTGAGATTATAGAGTGTGTATTTGGACACTGCTTGCAAAACACTATGTCGATAAAGGAATACTTCATCTCCTTTAGTATCTGTGACTTTTGATCTTTGGTTAAAGACGATGCTTTTATAGTCTCTATAGCTTCTAGGTACGGCACTAGGTCATACGCTGTTTTTACTATCATATTGGCTCCTTGAAATAATAAAGCCCCATTACTGGGGCTGTATGTTGTTATGCTGATAAGATACCTTCTTGTGGACTGAGTATTCCTTCAGTTGGCTCTTCGTCCTCGCCACTTTCCTTTGCAACCATAGCTGAAACTATAGCTAATATTGTTGCGAAAGAACTTGAGTAGAACCTAATTTGCTTGTTGCCAGCTTTTTTAAATTCATCCCTGATGACTTTAGTTGTCTCAGGCATTAATTCTTTGGCAAGTTTTGGATTGAACATATAGACCCACACTGGATCAACAGCGGCCTCTGCAAAGTTCATGGCATATTTCTGGTATTTTGGAAGACCTTCTGAAACAACATCAGCCGCCTCTCCTTTAGTCATAGTAGGATTATTAGACATTAGTTCTTCAATACGAGTTGAAAATGACCTTATAGCCACTGTAGATTTTGGGTTGTTTTCAGCATAAGCCTTTATATTCCACTGTAGGTTGTTGATCTCGTCAAATATAGGGCTGTTGTCTTTTAACTGGTGGTATTCCATCAAGACTGGCGCAATGATACTGCCTGTAAAAGTCCCATCTCCATATTTGTTCATCTGCCCAGTAAAAGCATTTTTACCTAATTTTGAATATGGTTTAGATATACCTTTTCCAGTAAGATTGCCCTGAGTAACTCCATGCGCCACCTCATGTAAAAGAGATTTTATGGCTTCAATTTCTGTAACTCTTTTTAGCTTTTTAGTTTCTTTATTTAAACCCTTTGAGGCATTTGGAACCATAGTAAATATTGTACCGCCAGCACCACCTTTGTTATTATAGTCACTAAAGAAAGCCTGTGTAGTTGGCTTGATTGTACCATAACGAAACTTAGCATCCTCTCGCATCCTACTTATACTTTTAAAAAGGTTGACTTGTAGGCCTAGCTTCTTAGCCGCGTCTAGTGCTGAAGCCCAGTCTTGGATACCATTTTCATACTTTGTACCTTTCTTGCCAATTTCAATTAAGGCTTCGGCTTCTGGTAATTCTGCTTTTACTTCAGCTGGTGAGGGTGGTTTAGTTACTACTGGTTCTGGTGTTCCAAGTACCCCTTGTCCTCCGCCATCTCCCACGTTGGGTTCTTGCTGAGTTCCTCCGCCAGTCTCTTTTGGATTTGGGGGGTTAGTGGGTGTTGGTTCCAAGACAGGAGGTGTCGGTGATACCGATGTAGGTGGTGATCCTGTTGTTCCTGTATCGCCATTTGGTTTATCAACTCCTGTGTTTATAGCCGCTTGTTGTGAAACGACACGGGTATGATACGGCATTAGGTACTTATCTGCAAGTTTTTCGTTAGAAAGGTTCTTTCTTGCACGATCAACAAGTGACTGTGATGCTGTCTTAGGGTCTTTTCCAAGACTTAGCTGATATTCACTTAATGAGTTGTTAAGAACTAGCCTATCACTGTCAGAAACAGCTTTATCTTTATCTAGCTTATCAATCAGGTTCTGCACAAACTGTCTATTGTCATCAATCCCTTGTTGAACCTCTGGACTACGCTGTGGTGGTGCAGGGGGTGTAGGTGAAGCTGGTGACGTAGGTGCGGCTGGATCAATTTTTGGAAACTTAAAGCCACCTTTAATTACACCGACAGTATAAGACAATGTTTGGTCGCTGTCTGGCATCTTGCCAGTCTTTAGGTGTGATTTGTAAGCATTTAGTGCCCTGCGAACATCAGCATCTGCACCTTTTGCAAGACGTCTATTAATGACACGCATGATTTCAGCATCTATCTGTGCTGGTGTCATGTCTCCAAGATTACCAACCTCACGTAAGCCTTCAAATGCTATCCCTCTAGGGGACGTTGGATTAGGGTGTAAGCCCTCTTCATACATTTTGACAAACAAGGCTTGCTTTCCTGCATCTGCTTTAGCTTTTGCGGTAGCTATCTTAGCGTTGTTTGCCGCTGTCTGGGCATTTTTTAGACGCTTTGTCCTGCCTTCAACAGTAATTCCAACAGGTGTAGACATACCAGTAGACTTTTTGTTCTTTTTAACAAAGCGGTTCACTTTAGACCTACGGCCTGTGACTGCATCAATTGCACGTCCACCAGCAACTAAAGGTACTTGTGTTAATAAAGATGAACCACCTGTTCCAGCAATAGCACCTAAGTTTAACATAGTGCCTATTGATCTTGCAGGATCGTATGATTTACCAATTTGTGGTATTGGGTTGAAGTTGTCAGTAAACTTTGAAAAGCCACCTTTAAGACCAGCGGCATATAGTTCTGTAACAACATTTGATTTATAAAGTGACTGAACAAGCTGTTGGCCTTCTAATGCCTTGCCTACAGTGTCTTTTATAAATTTAATGTCTTCATTAGAAACTACAGTACCTACTTTGGTATTGGCGTTTTTAATTGCTTGGTTAAATCTTTCTAAGGTTGCAGTATCTGCACCTTTAAGAACTTCTTTTCGAAGGATTTTTGCGGCAGTGTTTATATCAGTAGTATTCTTTGATCTAGCTGTGTCTAAGGCAGTGTTTGCACCCTTTTTTGATGTGGGATCAATGTTTTTTAGGTTAAGACCCTCATCACTAGCAATTTCATTTAGCATCCTAGCAACATCGCCAGCCGCTTGGTCAACTTCTGGATCAAGTTCTTGGCGTGGTTTGAAGACAACTTCACCAGTCTTACTAACTGTAGATATAGCTGTGTTTACACCGCCAGCAGATGCTCCACCAATGATGCCTTCACCAACTGCTTGTCTTGGGTCAATATTAAGACCAGCTTCAGTGTTTACTGATGTACCTGTCTGCTCAACGACACTCTGTAAAGACTCTGTGCCAAACTCTTTGAGGGCTGTTGCAAAAACCTTACCACTACCTAGTCCCAAAGAGTCCAGAAGTGCTATTCCAGCGGTTGTAGTCGAAGCATACAAGAAGTCATCTTTGTTAGGCTTTTCTCTACCTTGGTTTCTTGCGCGTTCTTCTGCAATACCGCCAAGATGCTGTACGGCACTGACAACAACAGGTGCGGCTATACCACCTATGAGTGACCCTGCTGGGCTAAACATAGACCCAACAGCCGCGCCACCAACCCTTGCTAACTGCTGACCAGCAAACTGTGCACCTTGCTCTAATGCCGCTTTTGGTAAGTACCTGTATGCGTAGGAGCCATCTTCATCACCTTCAATAAACTTAGCAGATGCTGACTCATAGCCTTCTGGGGCTTCAGTTAAGTTTGTTAGAAACTCACCAGTCTTTTCAGCACCCAATACTCTAGCAGTTGTACCCATAGCATCCAAAGGTGCGTCTACACCCTGCAATAAAGCCTCTTTAAAACCACCTGTAGGGCTGTTGATACCAGTGTTATTACTGTTATCAACTGATGCTGGCTGTTCTTGTCCAGTATCTCCTAAGTGTTCCTTTAAAGCCGCTAATGCGCCTTCCTGTGTTTCACCTGTGATGTCATATACTTTACCATCTGGTGCGGTAATCTCGAATGTTGGCATATCTGTACCTATTATTTCTGTTTAGTTACTATTGAATAGCCTCCAACCACAGCTGGCTTAGACTTGTCAGTTACAGGCTCTGGAACATCGACACCTTGCATTCTGTACCACTCGCGTTGTTGTGCTTCTACAGCGGCAACAGCTTTCTTGTATTGTACTTCTATTGCATTTAGGTTCTTAACAAACTGTGCTCTTGATGAAGACTGTTTTAATGAACCTAGTGATTTTCTTAATAGTGCAAGTTCTATGTTTGAAACCTGACCTAAAGCACCACCAGTTGGTGAATCATCACGCATCTTTTGTAGCCTGTCAAACCCGATAGATGCTTCAATTGTATCAATAGCGTTTGCTGTATCATGTGCATCTGTACCAGCTACGTGAGACATAGCATAACCAAAGAGACCAGTATTGTTGTCAAATGGGTTAAATGCACTTTCGTTTGCTAACCTACCTTTGATGTCAGTAATGGCAGTCAATGCGGCCTGTTTATAGACAGCACTAGGCATACCCATTGCTTTCTTATTTTTGTCAGCCTTGTCTTTTTGTGCTTGTATTCTGGCTTCAGCAAGTCTTGTTGCCTCTGCTTTGTTGAATGCGTCAGTCTCTGCCTGTCTGTTAGCATCTTTAATGTTACCAAACTCGTCTGTTGCGGCTTTCATTGCACCAGAGAAACCTTGAGATGACCCACCAACAATAGCACCACCGATACGCATAAGTGCTTCGTTCCTGTTGATCTTACCAAAAGGCATAGCAGAACCACGGGCGTTTGCAGACACTGCGCTACCTTTGCGATCATTAGAGGATGTAGTATCAGTGTTTAAGATGCCGTTACCTTTAGGTTTAGTCCCGTCTTTGGTATTCAATACGCCCTCTGGTACATCTGTCTGTGGTATTTCCATGTAAGGGTCAAGACGAGCACCTACAGGCATCTCAGAGTCTGGCATAATGGAGCCATTTGGCATTCTATGGTGTCCATCTGGAGTGGGTGTGTATGGGTATAGGTTCTCTCCAGCTACCATGTCATCTATAGGATCATCCTGTTTTACATTAGGTATGTCCATGTAGGGGTCTAAACGTGCGCCTGTAGGCATTGGTGACGTAAAATCAGCAAGCAACGGAGGCTCTTCAACTTTATCTAGCTGTCCAAAATCATTTTCTTCTGGGTTGTTGTAAAGAACAGGTTCAGTGTACGCAGACGGGACTTTATTACCATCATCGAAAAGAGTAGTGGTAGGGTCTTTCTGTGCCCGACTTACTGCGGCAAGAGACTTAGCACGTTGGTCTAGTGCATAATCTTCACCAAACTCTTCAGCGTCTTTTTTTTGTTGGTCTATAACTTCGCCGCGAGTTGGGTCACTAAGTATACCTTTTAAGAAATTATTTCTTCGAGGTGCTTCTAACTCTTCAAGTGCCGTCATTTCAGGGTCTTTGGCTACTTCTAAAAAAGAGTTTGCCATATACACAAGTGTCTTTGGGTCGTTCTTGTATTTTTCGTATATTTCTGGATTAGTAATTTTTAAGCTGTCAATGTTTTGTTGTATAACGCTGTTTGAGTTACCTGTATTTAACACTGGAGGCATCGGTGGACTATAGTTAGGGTAGCTTTGTGATAGAACTGGTTGTCTCATTATAATCCTCCTTTATCTCATGTGTGGGTTTGCTGTTGCACCTACAGTTGGCCTATAGAATGATGTTTGCGGTGTTTGCTGTGGGAAATACTCTTGCTGAAAACCAAAGCCAGCCATACCACCACCTAGTGCGGCGGCATACGGATTATTCATGTTAGCTTGTACGCCATTACCAGACGAGTTTGGAGCCTTACCCAAGATACCTGATTGATAGCCTTTACGCTGATTCATCTCAAAGTCACGTTGGTCTTCAAATCGTTGCCTCTGGTCATTAAGGTTTGCTTGGTTGTAACCTTGTAAACTGTTACCAGCGTTCATACCGAAGTTAGCACCTTGTCCTAGAGTATTCATACCAACACCGTAAGCACTTTGGATGCTTTGGTTTGCCTGTCCAGCACCTTGCAATGCAGAACCTTGGTCACGGAACTGTTGTGCCTGTTGGCCTAGACTACGGTCAATAAGACTATTCTGGATGTTTGTAGCTACATCAGCACGTCTGTCGTCATATGCTCGGTTAGCTACTGCTTCCGCTACACCAGCGCGACTAGAGTTCATGTTACCAGAACCCATTGCCGCCATGTCTATGCCAGTCAAAGTGTTCTCTTGTAGGTTACGACGGTCATCACGCATTGCGGCGTCTACTAGACCACCAGAGTTTGCTGATGCGTAGTTCATAGCGTTGCCAAGGCGGTCTTGCTGTGCCGCTTCTGACATCCCTTGATACTGTCCGTACAATGAGTTGGCGTTGTTGCCAAAGCCAGCTGTATTGCCCATCATGGCATTACCACTGTTCATCATATTAGTACCATAGCCGCCCATAGTATTAGCTGTGCCTGTCTGGAACTGGTTAGGTGCGGCGTATGTTTGTCCTTGGTAGGCTCCAGTGTTTAAGACACCACCTAACGCACCTTCAGAACCAGATAAGTTATTATCCACGTATGGTTTGTATTGGTTAAACGCCGCCATCTTTGCGGCATTTGCTTTGTCCATAGATTTTGATTGCATCTTTGAGCCAAGTAAGCTGGCTCCAGCACCTATAATTGCGCCCCACATATAATATTCCTTTTATTTTATACAGCTATCCACGCTGTGCCGTTGTAGACAACAAGTTTAGATACGCCTGATCCTATTGGTTCCCAAGGTGATACGGCATAACGCACCATGCCCTTTCTTGGGTTGGTAGGTTCTCTGTCGGTTACTTGGATACTTGCGTCTGCTAATGATTTTATAGACGCTTCGATTTCTCTGAGTTCCTCTTGCAAATAGTTTGCTAAGAACTCTGGAGATAGTGTTGGTGCTTGGCGTCTAACGTAAGTAGACACCAGCATATTAATCTTATCTGAGATAGCCATATTGTTATCTCCTACCAGTCACAGTGATCTCGACATCCATACCTGTAAAGTTGAAGTCCTTGTCTACTCCAGCTGTCATTTTGTACGACAAGTATCTGCCAGCCATACGGGTATCCACTTTGTAGTTGTATAGGGCATCAAAACTTACATCAGACCCATAGTTAGGGGTGGCGTGTGGTAAATCTGCGGCTCCAAAAGTAAAGACAAAGCTACCTTCTGAACTGTCTGTAGAAATCTGTGGTGTAATCTTAGATATAATCTTATAGCCAGTCAGGGGTATACCTTGGTCATCAAGGTCAAGACCTACGCGTTCAAGGAAGAACGGCTTGGATACATCTGTGTCTATAGATTGCGACAGTGATCCTTTTTCAATCAAGTCGATACCGTAGACTTTACTGTTGGCTACTCCATCTCCAGCTTTTGCTAGAACAAGTGGATGCCTTTGGTATGGGCTTTCTTGGGTGTGGTACGATCCACCTATGTTGTCGTAGGTAGTCGTTGCATCTGCGTATGTAGACACAGAGTTTACGTTGGCTTGTGCCCCTGCAACTACGTTAGGTAAATCATAGAATGACCATATGTCTTCTTTGTAGTTGTAGACAGCGGCTCGGTTACATGCGTCACCCTCTGCATAGACAGCCATATCGTCACCCGTGTGGTAACAGAAGTATAACTCTTCAAGCAGGGAGTTATGTAAGACAAAACACTGTTCAGTCTTTGAGTTGTCTAGGCCGTTGAAGATATACTCACGGATTCTACCGTCACATATAGACTGTCTGGTGTTACCATCAGTCACGTATATGTCATCTCTATCGAAGACATAGTGTTTACCTTCAACCTCTTGGATGCAGTTCTGGTTGATTACCCCAGCATCGTCGAATAGTTTTCTAAAGTTAAAGATAAAAGCACCACCGACAAACTCCATCATCCACACTTGGTCTTGTGAGTAGACAAGGAAGTTGGAGCCTAAAGTAGCACCATCAACTATGGGGGTCTTCATTTGCACTAGGTCATTGAATCCAGCACTGTTGGTAAGGTCTGAGGCATCCCATGTACTAGGGACTTGGTTAGCTAACACGGGGTCACTAAAGCGAACCCTGTTAGGGAAGTCCGTACCACTCTCTACTGTGCCTAGTGCAAGTAAGAAGTCACCATATGATCTCATGGCTGTCGTGGTTACGCCACTAGGCCAGTTGGTCAATGCAGTAAAGTTAGTTGCGCTGGGTACTCTATGTACTGGCACAGTGTTTGATCTGTTGATATACTGAACGTCTGCAAGTATTGTAGCTGTCACGGGTGTAATAGGGGATGCAGACAAAGAACTGTTGAACTTCTGTGCTAGGACGCCATTAGACATCTCATAGATGTCGAAGGTATCATCCACCACTATGACTGTATCAAAACCCGTGAGGGCATCAATGCCGTATATGAACTTAGGAGTAATTGATAGGTTGCCTGAGATGCTCCTGTAAATTGGTGCTCTAGTTACCTTGGCTTCATTGAACCTGACGTTCTTGGCTCTGGTGTAGGCATTGATGGGTAGGCTGTATGGGTCAATGTCTGTAATGACACCAACAGACCCAAGCCCACGTATTGGGAGGTTAGTCATGGGCTACTTACTCCGTTCTTATGTTTTCATTATGTATGCTAGGGCATAGTAAGGGGGAACTGTGTCTACAGTTGCCGTATGGTTGTGGTTGCCCTGTGTGGATATACTGTGGGTATGGGAGAAAGACCTGTCGCCACTAACATGCTTTATGCTTTCTAGTGTCTCATTTATCTCATTAGCTCCTGTACCAGCGATTAGTCTGCCTGATACTGACGTCCCAAAATTTGACCCACTGTTACCCCAACCATCTCTAGGTATTGTAACTGCTGTTGAACCAGTGTTACCGCCGTGGTTATGACCGCCAGCACTGTTAGTTGTTATAGAGTCTGTAGTAGAACCACCAGTAGCGTTGACACCATAGGATGAACCAGCACCCACCACAAACCGATTACGAAGGTCTGGGGTACTGTTGGAACCATTACATAAGACCCAACCAGAAGGGATCGCTGAGACTGCCCCAGACCACATTATGATACCACCAGTAGGCACTGCCGCACCTCCAGCTAGGGTATTCATCTGTGCTGTCGTGGCAGTCAATCCGTCTAGCTTATTGATCTCTGATGTAGACGCTGTGACACCATCGAGAACATTGAGTTCTGTGTGTGATGCCGTGATTGCTCCAGTGACGTTCGGTAACGTGGAAAGAAGGGTGCTCTTGATTAATCGTAAGTGGTCGTCAGCTTGCGCCAAGCCGTCTGTGGAGGCTGGGTTTGAGGAGACTAGGGAGTTAATGTATGTGCCTGTTTCAAGTGCCATATCTAGGGTTCCTGACTATTGAGTAGCGGTGCTACGGGGCTAGCTATGCTAGTGTTTCTGGGGATGGCTCTTGTTTCGAAGGCCGAACAACAACAACAACAAGAACAACCTTTAGCCTTCTTTTTGAAATTGATGTTATTTTAAGGGTACGGGGGGTCTAATTTCCTGTGAACCTATAAAAAACTAGGGTGTATCTTGTGTAACCTGTTGTTTTCTATGGATAAGCAGGGTGCAAGGATGATGTATCCCTCGTCGACTGCCAGTATAAATAGGAAAGACAAACGATAGACATTAGACATTGATGGGATTTTTATCTGGTTGTGCCATATATGCTTTTAAGCAAACATTGGGACATCCTCAGTCAACCCAAGACAACACAGGTAATCATCCTTCCCTGGTCAACACAAGGACAAGTGCCTGGTCAACATCAGGATAACTCCAGACACTATAGACATCTACCATCATCCTCATCTATGACAATCAATAGAGAGACAATCAGTCTATAGTCATCCTTAGTATCTATAGTCATCTATAGTCGTCCTAGTCTATGGTTTCTTTATTGTTTGTCAGGTAGAGGATGCTCCTTAGTCATCTATAGTCATCTATAGTCATCTATAGTCATCTATAGTGTCTCGGCCTTGGGATCATCAGTCACTCAAGGGAAGTCTGAGGGAGCTGTAGTTCAACCAAGGCCTTCACTAGCCTTATAGT